CTTTTCTTGGCTTGGCACTCACAAAAGAGAACTGACCAGACAAAGCTCACGTTTGAGAAATGGCTAGAATCAGTTGATATGGTTGGAGCTGGTTCCGACCCAAAATGATCGGGTTGGGCGACTCGTCAGCCCACTGGTTCATAGCAGGCATTGCTTGCGAAACAGGTATAGCACCCAGTGTCTTGATGCAGGAATCCGAAAGGATGCTCTGGACAATGCATCGCTGGATGGTTGCTAAAAACCTCCCAGCCAGATAGAGAGGCCCTTCCTTCGGGGAGGGTTTCTTTGTTGGGTAGAATAGAAGCAAAGGAGCAAAATGGCAGAGTCATATCTATCGGGTGAGAAGGAATATATCCGAGCGCTTAAGGACACCGAAAAAAGCCTTTTGCCTGCATTACGAAAAGCTCTAAACAGCGAGCTAAGCCCAATCCTTAATCCTATAGAAAATGCCATCAACTCATTCGACGGAGCAAGACTGCAAAGTGCTATGCCGGGAATGTTCCACGATGGACGGACAGCTTGGTCAGGCGTCACTGTAAAGACTCGTGTCAGCCTAAGACCTAAAGACCTTATCTTTATCGAGGGTAAAGGACGAAGCAACGGAATGGGCAACCAATTCGGTTTTGAGTATGCCGAGCTTGCAGGCATCGAGCGCAGAGCGCCACGAGCTGTCTCAAAGGGTTGGGGTTCTAACTCGGTAGGTTATCACTCATACATCTACAACGGGCAGGGCAAGGCGTTTAACAGGAAACTAGGCTCGATGTTTGGCAAGCCGGGACGCTTTTTGTGGCAGCGAGTCCTGAAGCGCAAGCCTGAGATTGAAGCAAAGGTTTCAAAGATAGCCGAGGAATTTGGAATCCAGCTTTCAAGAAAACTAAACTCAAACTCCAAGAATTAGACAGGGCATAACTTATGGCTATTAAGATTCGGATTGTCTCCGACTTTGACGACAAGGGAATCAAGAACGCAAGCATTAGCCTTGACAACCTTGCCAAGAGCGCAGGCGTTGCACTAGCTGCAATAGCTGCCTCGACCGCTGCGATCGCCGTTGCCTCAGTCCGTGAGTTCGCTAAGTTCGACGGAGCGCTTGTCAAGTCGCAAGCAATTATGGGCGACCTTACAAAGACGATGGAAGAAGATATGGCAAGGGCTGCCCGTGAGGTAGCTCTGGCAACAACCTTCTCAGCCGAACAAGCGGCAGAATCTTTTTACTTCCTAGCATCCGCTGGACTTGACGCAGAGGCTTCAATCTCTGCCCTCCCAGTTGTGGCGCAATTTGCGCAAGCTGGAATGTTTGATATGGCGCTTGCCACTGACCTACTGACAGACGCTCAGTCGGCTCTTGGCTTGACCATCAAGAACGACGCTGTTGCGAATATGGAAAATATGATTGTCGTCTCCGACACTCTGGCGAGGGCTTCTCAGTTAGCCAACGCAACCATTGAGCAGTTCTCAACCTCTCTAACTACCAAGGCAGGAACAGCACTTAAGTCTGTCGAAAAGGATATCGCCGAAGGTGCTGCTGCGCTTGCAGTCTTTGCCGATCAAGGTGTCAAGGGTGAGCTTGCAGGAACGCAGCTAACAAATACAATCTTTGGATTGGCCGAGCAAGCTCAAAAGGTTCCAGACCAGTTTGAAGATTTAGGTATTTCTGTCTTTGACGCTTCCGGCAAAATGAACAACTTTGCAGACATTGCAGACGACTTCACGGAATCACTCGGAGATATGACCGTCGAGCAAAGACTTGCAACACTAAGTCAGCTTGGGTTTACTAAGCAAGCTCGTGCTGGAATCTTGCTTCTGATAGATAACGGAGGCGCACTTCGAGACTACGAAGGAGCGCTAAGGGACGCAGGCGGAACTGCGCAGGCGGTTGCAGATAAGCAGCTAACAAGTTTCAACGCTCAGCTTTCCTTGCTTGGCTCTGCCGCTGCCGATGTTGGAATTGACATTGGAAGCAAGCTGGCTCCAAGGCTTGAGCAGCTAATCCCAATCGTAAAAGACCTGCTACCAGAAATAGGCGAAAAGCTCACGGCAGCATTGGCCAGAGTTGACTGGGAAGGTGCAACTGAAAACGTCGGTAACTTCATAATTGCCATCGTTGACAACATTGAAGAAATTGGAAGACTTATCGGCATACTTGCCGGAGTCGCTGCCGGAATCATTGCGCTAAACGCAGTGGTCAAAATTGCGACGACTTTGCAGTTGCTTTGGAACCTAGCAACAAAGGCTAACCCTTACGTTCTTTTGGCTTTGGCAATCGCTGCAACTGCTGCCGCTGCTGCTGGATTTATCGGACACCTTAGAGGACTTGCCGACGGACAAAGAGAAGTCAATAGGGCAACCGACGGAACAACAGGCGAGCTAAACAGATTTAACAATCTAAAGCTTTATGGAATCACTGGTCAGATAGAAGGCGTGAGTGCTGCTGCCAGACAAGCCAACATAGATATGGGATTGCTTGCTAACGGGATGATTCCTTCTTCGCCGACAAATGACTCTGGCAGCCTACCAACCAACCCAAGACCCGGACAAGTTCACACTGGATTTTCGCTGGATGCAGACGGGCAAGCTCAGTGGTTTACAATGGTTTGGAACGGCAGCAGTTGGGGGCCTCGCAAGCCAATCGTTTACACTCCACCAGCCGCAGTCTCACAAGCTCGAAGTGGCCCAAGCGCCAAGGACATAGCGTTCGAGCGTGTCCAAGAAATGATTCAGTCTTCACAGGGACAGCTTGCTTTAGCGCAGAAGAATTACAACGACACGGTTGCGACGGCAAATCAGGATTACGCCGATTCAATTCTCAGGCTACAGACGGAGTTTGACAACAAGCTTGCAGCGATAGTCCAAGGTTCACAAGACAGGCTGCGCAACGCATACCGCTCAGCAGTCGAGGTTGACGTCGGGCGCTTGTTTGATAGCAGCGAAGACAAGTCTGTCGACGGGCTTATTAGCTCAATGACTGCCAAGCTGGACGCCTCTAAGGGACTGCTGTCTAAGTCTGCCGATCTAGCGTCGCAGGGCTTTACACAAACATTTATCGAGCAGATAGTTTCCGCAGGAGTCGAGACAGGAAACGAGCTTGCAGGTGCAATCCTTGAGTCAACTCCTGAGACACAAGAAAACCTCCGAGCATTATTTGAAGCACTAGAAACTGAGTCGGCAACTGGGATGGACTCCTTAGCTGCTGAAATCTACGAGAAGCAAGGTTTGGCGACTGCTGCGTTAGAGCAGCTCTATGCGACCACTCAAAGCGATTTGAGCGACGCACTGATAGAACAACAAGCGACGCTTGCTAAAGCCCTTGAGGAGGCTGCTACAGCCCTCTATGACTCTGTTGCGGAAATCAGTACTGAGTTGCAAGAACAGATAGACGATATGGACGGGATGTTCGGTGGACTAGGAAAGACCCTTGACCAATTCTTAGCCAAGCTTCAGAACATAAAAGACTTTGCTTTTGACGAGTCGCTGAAAGCCGCAACAATGCCGGGCGGTTCAATGGCAGGCTCGGTTGTCGCTGCATCTAAAGAACTACAAAACGCAGCAGGAATTGCCATCGACTCAGCTAGCGACGTTGCAGGGGTTCTTACTTACCTCGACGACAGAATTGCAGGAGCAAGCGCTTATGCAAACTTAGCTTCGACTAGCGCTGCTCAGAGGCAATCGGCGCTAGGCAGCTTGGCTGGATTTACATCGCAAAGAAACACCCTCGGAGGAGTAAGCGCCGAGGCTGCTGTCGGAACCGTAATCAACATCAACGTCAAGACGGACAGCTCGCAGTCTCTAGCGATGGTTGGAAAGTCTTTGGGTAACACGCTAACTAAATATGTAACAGGTGGCGGACAAGTTATCGTGAGTCCTGTCTAGTGGCAGTCCCAACACCGCTAGTCGAGATTGGCTTCGACCTAACAGACACCGGGCGAGGCCCGTTCTTCGTGCTAGACAATGCAGTCAGAGGCAAGCTAGACAACACTGACTGGCTACTTGGAGGAACGCTTTTCTATGACGTGACCTCCAAGGTGAGAAGCATCTCGATTCAGCGTGGCAAAAACCGACAGCTCGACCAGTTTGACCAAGGTCTTGCGAACGTTGTATTTAATAACAACGACCGGACTTTTGACCCTGAGTTTCCATCCTCGCCTTACTACGGGCAGATTATCCCTAAGCGCCAAATCCGAATAAGCTCCGGAGGGATCTTGCAGTTCTTTGGACTCATTGACGACTGGAACCTTTTGTATAATCCAGACGGGGACAGCAGCGCCTCAGCAGCTTGCTCGGACGCAACCTCATCTTTTGCGACTCAGTTCTTACCACCAAGAACAAACGAGGTTCAACTTTCAGGGGACAGAATAAAGACAATTCTTTCCTTAGAGGGGATTGACTGGCCTCTCAACCAGCGAGACATTGAAACAGGAGCGATGGAACTTGGGGCCGATGTAATCCCTGAGAACACAAACGCACTTGCATACTTCCGAACAATAGAGAAGTCAGAACCCGGTGCGTTCTTTATCTCAAAGTCAGGTTCCGTCGTCTTTCGTGATCGACGAACGCCTGCCGCTTCCGACGGACTTGTTCTTGCAGACGATGGCACTGGAATACCTTACGCAAACATTGTCGTTGAATATGGCTCGGAGAATCTACACAATGACATTGCATTGACTTCGGCAATTACAGGCACTCAGGCAATCGCTCAGGCGGCAGATTCAATAAACGACTTCGGAGTCTTTTCGCTGAATCAAACAGGTCTGCTTATAAACGACGA